TTTAGATTTGCTACTAAACATGGAATTGCAAAATATATTTGAAAGTTTCAATAAAAAAAAATAAAACTAATATATAGAAATGTCTACAGTTGATTATATAATTACTTTAGTATATAATATTATGGATATAGCTGGTAATACATTCTTTTTAGATCATATAAATGCAACAAATCCAACATCATCAACAGATATATCAGACCTTGCTAATCCCTATTCTATTCATATTGGGAGTTAAATATCTCAACAATTATAGTGGTATATGGATGGGTGTCCTTCCACCCCTTCCTTCCTTCTACCTTCCATCTTATTCCATACTCTTCCTTATAAAAGAATTTTTTTTTCTATTTTATATTTTTTATTTTATTTTATTTATATAAGATAAAATAAGGGTAGAAGGGTAGAAGGTGGAAGGAATAATATAGCTAACACCCATCCATAACCAACGCTATAATTGTTGTTAGGTCCAATTAAAATTGATTTGAATTTTTTTTAATTAACAATAGACCTATCGACCAAAAATGTCTAAAGTCCTCGTTGTTCGTTATGACGCTCAAGAGCTTTTTCATGTGCCTGACTGGCTTGATTTGGAGGATAGAACCCAAGTCAAGACTTACTATGTTAAATGGTCAATTTTGCATGCTTTCCTTACTGATGGTAGGCATATTGTAATTAAACCAGTGGATGATGAACTTGACTTTGATACGAAGTACGGTGAGTGTTGTGAAATTAATGACGCTGATGAGCATGATTTGGAGGATGAAGAGCCTGTTTGGGAAGAAGCGCCTGTGATAGAAATACCAGGGATAGATATACCAGAGGAAGATAACCCTGCTAAAGTAGCCAAAAAGGTTATATGTGACATATTTGACAAGGTAAAGGCAGAGGCTGTTAATTAAATATGGGTTCTTGCACCCACACGGCGTATTTGGCTCAACCTTTACTAAAGGTTGAAAAAAACCTTTTTTTTATACGATTATATAAACAATTGTTGTGATGTTTAATTAAAATTGAATTGAATTTTCTCATTACATATATAGGTCACCAACAACAAAATGATGATTGACACGATTATTGATGCTAAAGAAGTTAAGTTCCAATCGCCCAATTATTACGTATTCATGAACAATATTATTCATAGTCATGACTCGGATGAAGAGGCAAGAACTGCACTGTGTGAGCAGTATCCTGAACTGGCTGAGATGGTTGATGATAAGGAGTGGGAGAAGTTGTGCGCTCTGTATGTGTTGTATCGCAAGGTGTATCTGGTGATGTTTCAGCTGTATTGGAGAAGGAAGACGAATGGTTTTCGGCTGAACTAAATGTTGTTAGATACAATTAAAATTGAATTCTAAATTGAATTCTTTTTTAATCAATATTGAGAGATTATAATGATGACATCTACAGAGGAGAACGCTTACAAAATGCTTTATAATTGGACTATGGAAGAATTATTAAAATTAACAGAGGCTAATAATAAGGTTTATAAAGAAGATAGTATTTATCTTGGTGGGTCTCGCCGTTATATCCCTCCACAAGATTGGTATACAGTTATAGAGGATTTAGCAAATCCAGATAGAAGGTGGCGAGCAAAATTTCTATATAACATGAGTACACTAAATGTAGATAAAATGTAAATTGTTGTTAGGTATAAATAAAATTGATTTCATTTTTTTTATACTTGAGAGATTATTGATACAAATGGCTAATATTATTAACAATATGCACATTTGCGGAAAGACTGGTGGCGAATGCCGTGGATTTAAGGGATGTGGAAAAGAAGTTGCGGAGGATGATACCAATATGATCGGTAACACCTCATTTTGCATTCCATGTTATGAGAAGGAGGAACACGATACTATATGTGAGGAATGTCAACAACCAACAGTAGATGAAGAGGATAGACTATGTCATAAATGTTATCATAAGACTTGTGCTGAAGGTGATTGTTGGTGTAATTGTTATTGTGATGACTAAATTGTTGTTAGGTTGAAATAAAATTGAATTCTTTTTTTTTCAATACTTGAGAGATTATTGATACAAAATGGCTAAAGTTGTTCATGCTAAATACTCTGCTAGTGCTGTTTTCAAAGTCCCGAAAGGTATTGATTTAGAAGATAAGACGCAAGTTGCATACTGGGGAACTAAATATGCTACTTTATATATTGTTTTTGTTGATGAAACAAGAGAGCAAATGAATATTGAAGCAGAATATGAACCAGAACTTGATTGTAAATATGCTGATGAAGAGACGATTGCAGACATATCTGAATTTCCTTTTATAGAAGATGATGAGGATAAGGAAGAGGAAGACCAAGATGATTTTACTAATAGAATGTGTGAAAATCGTAAATGTAAGAAGGAGTTTGATTTAACTGAACCACATTATTATGACGAAGAAGATGATGTTTGTTATTGTTGTAAGGAATGTTTTGAGGAAGAGAAAGAGGAAGAGGAAACTCCAACAGCTAAAAGTATTATTGCATCTATCATAGCTAATGTAGTGCCTACCTAAATGTTGTTAGGTCTAATTAAAATTGAATTCTTTTTTTTCAATACTTGAGAGATTAGCAATACAAATATATAAGAAAGCAAAATGCAATTTGAAATGCAAATTAAAACTGACACCGTTTTTGAAACTCTTGAGTTTAATATTGATATGAATTACTTGGAAGCGCGAATTGAGGGTACAAAAACTCATCCATTAAAAGATGACCCCTTGATGAAAACCATGTTAGAAATATATAAATTAGAACAATTTATTGTGAAAAGGCTAACAAGTAATCCTGCTTCTAATGTTGCATTAGTACCAGCATTAAGAAGTAAACTAAATGAGAGAGCTGGTAAGTTTTTAGAAGCTGTTGAAGAAAGTCTTGAAGCAAGTACAATGGATGAGGGCATTTATTTGAGTATGGCTAATATTGGTAAATCTGTGCATGAAAACTGCTCAGAACTTTTAGATATATTAGAGCTTGGTTTTGTTATTAAGTGTAAAACATTTAATAACTAAATGTTGTTAGGTCTAATTAAAATTGATTTCTTTTTTTTCAAATATTGAGAGATTATTGAGAAACTAATATGACTACTGACTATGCGCCATTCGCAGCTATGTACACTATTGAATATGATGAAGAATGCGAACACTTCATTGTTACATACGATGATACAAAAGAATTAACTTATACAGAAAACGATGGCGAAGAGTATAAGGTTAATATGGATTATGATAATGATAAGGAGGTAGCTAAACAGCGAAAATTAAATTTGATGTGGATTGCTGATATAAAAAAACATTACAACTGGAAACCAGGAGAAGTTTTGACTTTCAATATTAAACAAAATACTGATAATTGTTTCTTCGTATATGGTGCTTGGAATACTGATGATGATGGAAACAGAACAGCAAGTACTACAAAGTTTTATGATATAGGTATTGATGAAAACGGATTTGTTGTTAAACGATATTTTCAGTATTATTGTATTAACTGGAATGCGACAGCTCTTATTCCAGATGCAGTTTACTTTATTAGACCAAGTTGTGTATACAACGATTCGCTTGTTGGTTAAGGTTTTAGAAGTTAATGCCTAAAACTAATAAAAAGAGCATAAAATAAGGCTTTAGATTATTTTTTTTCAATAATCTAATAGATTATATATAATTTAGATTAGGTATATGTATAAATTTATAAATTTTTAAACCATTTAATATAAATATAATATAAAATGTTATATTTTATTAGATTATTGTTGGTAATAATCCAGTTCTTGACTACTAAAGCTCTATATTGTTTATAATATTATTAAAAATAGAATATTATAAATAAAATATAGTAGTTATATATATAAAATGGAAGCAGTAGACGAAGCCACACAAAAACAACTTACATTAGATTCTATAAAAGCAAGTAATCCAAAACTTGACCCATCAGGGGTTGAACTAATATACGAGCAACATAAAAAAGCATATGAAGACCATCTTAAACATGTAGAAGAACTTAATAAACAACTCAACACTACTTATAATTAGTTACATAAGTTCTATGAATAAACGAACAACCTGAAGGAACATATAAATATAAATGCGTTGGTCTATATTCAATAGCACCCCAAAAAGTGGTTATGACTGGACCAATACCAAAACGACCATAACGAGTTTCGCCTTGCACATTATATAATCTAGGGTCGGCGACTACTGCTCCTATATCACCCCTATAAAATCTCATTGTTAAATTGGCTGCTCTCCAATAAGCACTATTTTCCATATCATACATCGTCATACCTGTAAAACCAGTGTCAATCCAAGGATTAGCATAAGGAGGTTGGTCTGTAAATCTCCAAAATTTCCAATTATAATAAGAAGAACCATTATAAAATAAAGACCATAATCTATTACCCCCACTGAATGAATTTACAAATCTAATAGTTACATCAACATCTACAAACTCATTATTAAGTAAATCAATTGGAATCAATAAATCTGTACTAGTACCTCCTCCCCCTTGTCCTATAAAGTTTCTACTTATATTGCTATTAGTAATTAATGAAGTAACATTACTATTTAATTTATCATAAGTAATAGTAGTATTAGCAATATCACTTCCTGTAATTGAACCATTTACAATATGACTACTATTAATGCTATTTTCTGCTTGTGCTGTTGTTAAATCTAAATAGGCTGCTCCTGTTAAATGATTAACTCCAATTTGATTATTTGCTATATCAGTTCCTAAAATTGAACCTGCTATTATTTTACGACTATCAATACTATCATCTTGTATTTTACTATTACTAATAGAAAAGTCTGCTAGTTTAATTCCTTGTATTGATCCATCTGCAATATTTACCACTGTTGATGCTGGTCCTGTTGGTCCCGCTGGTCCTGTTGCTCCTGTTGCTCCGTCATTACCATTCTTTCCATTTGCTCCTGCTGGTCCTGTTGGTCCTGTTGGTCCTGTTAGTCCAGTATTTCCTGTATCTCCTTTTGGTCCTGTTGGTCCTGTTGGTCCTGCTGGTCCTGTTGGTCCTGCTGGTCCTGTTTGTCCTGTTTGTCCTGTTAGTCCTGTTGGTCCTGTTGGTCCTGCTGGTCCTGTTGGTCCTGTTGCACCTGTATTTCCAGTATCTCCTTTTAATCCCGTTGCACCATTTGTTCCAGATGGTCCTGTTGGTCCCGCTGGTCCTGTTTGTCCTGTTGCTCCTGTTAGTCCTGTAGGTCCTGTTGGTCCTGCTGGTCCTGTTGCTCCTGTTGCTCCGTCATTACCATTCTTTCCATTTGCTCCTGTTAGTCCTGTTGGTCCTGTTGGTCCAGCTGGTCCTGTTGGTCCTGTTGCTCCATCATTTCCATTCTTTCCATCAGCTCCTGCTGGTCCTGTTAGTCCTGTTGGTCCTGCTGGTCCTGTTGGTCCCGCTGGTCCTGTTGGTCCCGCTGGTCCTGTTTGTCCTGTGGGTCCTGTTAGTCCTGTTGGTCCTGTTGGTCCTGTTGGTCCTGTATTTCCAGTATCTCCTTTAGGTCCTGTAGGTCCTGCTGGTCCTGTAGCTCCAGTTGCTCCATCATTACCATTCTTTCCATCTGCTCCTGCTGGTCCTGTTAATCCTGTTGGTCCTGTAGCTCCATCATTACCATTCTTTCCATCTGCTCCTGCTGGTCCTGTTAATCCTGTTGGTCCTGTTGACCCTGTTTGTCCTGTGGGTCCTGTTTGTCCTGTGGGTCCTGTTGGTCCTGTTGGTCCTGTTGGTCCTGTATTTCCAGTATCTCCTTTAGGTCCAGTGGGTCCAGTTGGTCCAGTATCTCCTTTTAGTCCTGTTGGTCCTATGGGTCCAGTTGGTCCAGTTGCTCCATCATTTCCATTCTTTCCATCTGCTCCTGCTGGTCCTGTTAATCCTGTTGGTCCTGTAGCTCCATCATTACCATTCTTTCCATCTGCTCCCGCTGGTCCTGTTAATCCTGTTGGTCCTGTTGGTCCTGTTGACCCTGTTAGTCCTGTTGACCCTGTTAGTCCTGTTGGTCCTATGGCTCCTGTAGGTCCTGTATTTCCAGTATCTCCTTTAGGTCCTGTATTTCCAGTATCTCCTTTAGGTCCTGTATTTCCAGTATCTCCTTTAGGTCCTGTGGGTCCTGCTGGTCCAGTTGCTCCATCATTACCATTCTTTCCATCTGCTCCTGCTGGTCCTGTTGGTCCTGATATAATAACTCCTGGTGCTAATTTATCGCTTGTAATAGTTCCATTACTTATATCAGTTCCTAAGATAGATCCATCTATTATATGACTTGAATTGATTGAGTTAAGTGATGTATCTCTCAAATAATATATTGTTTTAGCAGATAAATTATCTAAATCAATTGTTTCATTACTTATATCAGTTCCTAAGATAGATCTATCTATTATATGGCTTGAATCGATAGAGTTAAGTGATGTATCTCTCAAATAAAATATTGCATTAATAGATAGATTATCTAAATCAATTGTTTCATTACTTATATCAGTTCCTAATATACTCCCAGTTTGTATATGACTTGAATTGATTGAGTTAAGTGATGTATCTCTCAAATAAAATAATGCATTAGTAGATATATTACTTATGTCTATTGTTCCTGAGCTTATATCAGTTCCTAAAATAGAATGTGCTATTATATGGCTTGAATTGATTGAGTTAGAAGCTATTTTTATTCCTGTTACAGCATTGTTAACAAGATTAGCAGTTCTTATAGAACCATTTGGTATATTAACTCTATCGTCTGAAAACATCTTATAATAACTATATATATTATAAAAAAAGTATTTTTTTAAGTTAGAAAGTAATTTAAAAAAATAATATAATTTATTATATATAATGGATTTTCGTATTCCTAAACACATTGACTTTGAAGCTCTTGATGAACGCATAAAAATACCTATGACCGATGGAGATGTGGAAAGATACTTTGGATCAGGTATTGAGAGTGAAGTCATGACTTATGCACAGTTAGCTAACTATAATAGTATTGATGAATTATTACCAAATCCTTTTGATTTTCGTATTATTCTTGTAGAACAAATGAAGAATAAAGGGCATTGGGTTTTAATTTTAAAATATAATGGTATCATTGAGGATTATGATTCGTATGGAAAAGGTATAGAACCACAAAGGAATTTTATTGCTGCTGGAATGAATAAACTACTAGGACAGGAACGAAACCATTTAAAACATTTAGTTGCACGATCTCCATATAAATATGTTGTTAATAAGCATGGGTTTCAAAGTATTAAACCAGATATTAATACATGCGGTAGGTGGTGTTGTTTACGAATCATTATGGCTAAAGAAATGAAAATGAACTTACCCGAGTTTACTGAAATGATTATGAAAGCCAGTCGTGATATGAGGCTAATACCCGATGCTGTTGTTAGTCTGTGGATTAAGTAGTTAAATTATGGATGGGTGTTAGCTATCTTATTCCTTCCACCTTCTACCCTTCTACCTTTATTTTATCTTATTAAAATAAAATAAAATAAAAAATATAAAATAAAAATAAAAAATCTTTTATAAGGAAGAGTAAAAATAAGGGAGGAAGGTAGAAGGAAGGAAGGACACCCACCCATATTAACTACTTACATTGTTAAATGAGCGAAACGATCCATTTTAGCACCACCAGTAACTCCACCACCAGAGCGAACACCCATGCCCTTCATCTTTTTGTAATCTTTTACAACAGACAATTCTTTCGCCGACGAGTTAGGCATCATTCCACCAGCAAGACGCTCATACTGGACAGCATTGATTGGTTCTTCCGCACCATCTTTTTTCGCATCGAGAACCATCGACTTTGTTAGTAGGCCAGTAAAAATATTTGACGAACCAGCAATGGTTGTAAATATTCCTGAGTTGACCGCAATAACCACAATTTCAGGAGTGAAAGCAGTTAATACGTGGTAGTTAGACACCTCAATTCGGAATTGGAAATTGAAGCTGCCTAATGAGCCACTGCTTAAGTAGTCTGGTAATGAGAGGTCTTTCGCTGGGTTTAGCACTAGAATCGAACCAACTGAAGGGTATTCTTTTGGTTGTGTATTTACACCAGCATCAGTAATACCAGCATCGGCAAGAAATACACCCGACCACGCTGAGTATGTCTGGTTAGAATGATTAGCCACCGAAATTCTGTAGAGGTCTGAACTTGAGCATGATGCAAGGAGCCCACTTGTGTTATTTAAATTGACGCTAATGCTGTTAATCGCAAGGAAACTTGGGGCAGCGCTCATCGCTTTGCCCGATGGATAAAGTGTAGGATTGGTTGGAGGAATACGAGCAGCAATAATGAAGTAATCAGGAAGCTGATTAAGCTGAATATTGGACGAAGTAATAGACGCAGTTGCTGGAGTAAGTTTGAAAGCTCCACCAGTAGCAGCCGCAGTATAAGCAGCCGTCGCAATAGTTCCAGTAGCCGATGTGATATAGCGCGGGAGGTCTACATACGGCACAATATTACGCGCAGGAATTAGATCGGTTGGCTGGGAGCTGAGGAAATTGACTAATAGCGACGCCTTATCAAATAGTGTGGACGAAGCAGTAGCACCCGACGCAGTAGTCCAACCTGCTTTAACAGTGAAACCAGAACCAGAACCCGCAGTAACAAGAGCCGAAGTTCCTAATAGACGGCTTAAAGTTCCATCAATATTTAGAACTATGTTCATGGAATTTACACCAACAAGACCAGCTTTGTTAAACTGGTTATTGCCGTATGTGAAAGGACTTAAACCAATAAGAGGCTCAACTAATTCTGCTTGACAAGCAAGCTCGAATATAGTAGTATCAGGTGTTGAGCTACCGAGGCCGTAATTACCTTCTACCGCTGTACCACTTGTTGATCCTCCAGCATATGATTTAATATGCATAACTTTTAATTGTGGAATTCCGCGACCACGAACAACACCATCTGCGGTAGCATTAAACATATTGTTAAATGGATGAATAGAAGCAGTTGCAGCTACACTGTTGTATTCCGATACGACCCGATCAACACACACCGCGGTAGTATCATTATAGGTGTATAAATCGTTCTGGTCTGCTAATTGAAGTAAAATTGGAAGAATATCTTGGGTATTAGCGCTTACATTTGTGTTGTTAATTTGCGCGGTAGCGGTGTTAATAAGCTGATTAAGCGGGAAAGCATTTAACGCAAAACCACCAATACCACCACGATTTGGTGTAAGGGCATTAGCAGCTTCAACACTAGCAATAGCGGCGGCAGCAACTTGCACGGTGAATTTAATTGTAGCCCTTAAGAAGACTTCACGGTTTACAACTACATTTTCAGATGGAACTTGGATATTGAATGCTAACTGGGAGTTGGACGGACCAATAGCATTGAATTCTTGGTAGGTATTTGAGGAAGCACCCGACTGAACCGCATATGTTAACTGATCTGTGATTCCGCTTAGACGCGCATCTTTTACTAAAACTGTGGAGAAGTCTGAAGACATTGTGTTTATAATATAGTCTAATATAAAATGTTTGCTGAATTTTCCAAGTATGCGGGTGAAGGAACCAAAGTTCCCTCATACTCCCTCCTTTAACGAAGTTCCGTGTGCGCTTCGGTAAGCGCCTTATAGTTTCAATTCCTTAACCGAAAATTGTTTAAATTGAAGCTGTTGCCTCTCGCCAAGAAGCTTCTTCTGAAATAATAATTTTATAGACGCAGTTACCCCACATCCCAATTTCATAGGTATTAATTGCCCTGTCTTCGCCCTCCAAAAAACTCGTATATCAATATTAGTCAATCCAAGATTGCCTGTCATGTCCACACGCCTATATTCTGCTGTTGGAGTATATATGAGATTTGGTTTATATCCTTGTTGATTGGACTGTAAGTCAGTAATAATTAATGCAAAATCTGCACCTGCTTCTGATGAGGGTCTATCAGAGTTAAGTGTAACATTAGAACTATATTGATTGATTACAATAGGAAGAGTATTTGTAGTGAATACAATTCCATTAATAGGACACCATGTATCTATTGTGCTTAGTTCTTGTTCTAATACTATATGTGTTCCTATATGTCCATATTCTAATGGAGATGGAATAGTCATAATACCGTCTCCTCCAATGAATGGATCTAAAAATGGATAAGTTGGATATAATGGAATAGCATTTAGCGTAATATTTACTATATTTGGAACTGGGTATGTAAAGTCCATTATAAAAAACTTTTCATTGTTAATAACTGTTTCTGTTGCTGGGAAACTATTGAATAATGCGTATAATGAAGCATTAAATGCTATTTTAAAATTAAATGGGATGGGGGGGTCTGGAGTATGTTCGGCATTTCCACCAACCAAAGTCCATAGTCGTTCTACAATAGCATAATTGGATTCTTGTGGGTTAAATAATGCATTTGCTACTAATGATGCTTTTAGTGAATTATTAGACCATTCTAAAAATGGTGGAGTTGAATAGAATCGTGCAACAATATTATAAAATATTTCCTTTTGTGTAGTAGATAAAGTGGAAATCCAATTTGTATATAAATAATTAAAATTGGCTGCATAAGCCTCTCCTAAAGCTTTATTTACTTGTCCTATAAAACGTGCATAACTATTACACCAATAGTATGGAAAATTTACTGTATTTTTTCCAGTTAGTTCTGCTCGGGTTGGAACTACTACTCTTGGACTATAATTTGGTTCCCATCTAACGTTTTTAACAGTTACATGTTCCTTTATATTGTTAGGTATAGTTCCATAAAATTCTACAGAAATTTTTCTCAGTTCTAATGTTCCATATGGATTATTATTTAAACCACGCGCACCTATAACAATATAACGACCATCATCAAATGAAGATATACTATAACCAAAGTCAGAATATGGTACTGTTGGTCCAGCAATTTGACCTCCTACTATATAATTTCCTTCTTCTTCTACATATATAAATACTATACCATAATGAGGACAACCCACAATTACTTCTGTTCCATCATAAGACAAGTTTATTGTAGGACCATAACCAGTATAAGGACCACCAGCTGGCTTTGGTAATACTTCCGTTACAACATATTCCTCATTTGTAAAATCATATTTAAAAGTAGTTATTTCTCCATCAACTTGATTGCTAGTTGTTCCAATAGCAATTATATCCCCTATATGACTTATTGCTACACCTATTCCCCAATAAAAATTAGTTACATGATGATGTGGTCCATGATTTGGTCTTATTATTGATTCTGAAGTCCATACATCACTTGATTTTGGGTTATCATTTTTATAAACAAATACTACACCTGCAGTCGGACCAGGATTATCATACTCTGGAAGTGAGCCTATAATAATTCTTGAACCAGTAGCATTCATTCCAATTGACCAGCCAAGTCGTAAATTATTAGTAGTTGAGTTTATTGATTGTATTAAGTGTATTTGAGTATTACCAATTCGTCTATATATTCTAACTATGCCTCGTTCAGTAAGTCCAGAATCAGCCGCATTTGGATAACTTACAACAATAATAGAACCATCACCACTTAATACTACATTTGAAACCGAAGTAGCAGGTTTAGGTATTTTTAGTGTTGTTAAGGTTGCTCGTTCAATTATATAAGTAACTGTTCCTGCTGTTCGTCCTGTTCCTGCACCTATCCAATGACCATCTTCACTAATAGATACACTTGTACCAATACCAGCATTAGGTATATTATCTAAAGGAGGATTTAACATATTACTGAAAACATACCCATTATTTTGTCTTATCCATAGATACACCGCTCCTCGCTGATCTACAGTATAACTCAGATTTGGCGCTCCTACTACTATAAATTCTCCATCAAAAGAAGAATCATTCGAATATCCATATGAAGGAAGAAGTGATTGTGTAGCAACAGGATGATTTAATGCTTGTACTAATGGAAAAGTAAGTGTTGGACTGGCTAATGGAAAAGTTCCCTCAATATTTAATAATGCAACTTTATGGATTGTTCGTTCTGGATCATATGGTTCAGTTGTTATATCAGGCTCAATAACCATAGTTGGAAGTTTATAAGTATCAATTTGAAAACGTGTTACACTAACTGTATAATCTCCAGTATTAGCAATCACAGGGCTATCTCGTGTTTCAATAAAATTTATATCAACTTCATCTTTTAATGTATTATTATATACATTTGTTTGTTGTATATCTAAATACACATAGTCAGGATTTTGTGCCTTAGAAAATGCGTTTGTTTGTGACATTATTATAGTATATTAATATATTATAAAAATATGAGATTTTTAAGGATGGGCTGGCCTTTCAGCCCTGTAACTCTAGTTCCCTGATTGTTTGAGCTAATTGAAGTTGCTGTTTTTCTCCTAATAATTTTTTCTGGAATAAAATTTTAATAGATGCACTAACACCCGAGCTTAACTTGAATGGAATGAGTTGTCCTGTTTTAGCTCTCCAAAATACTCGTATATCAATATTGGTTAATCCTCTATTTCCAGTCATATCAATTCTACGATATTCTGCTGTTGGATTATATAGGAGATTGGGCTTATAGCCTTGTTCATTGGATTGTAAGTCGGTAATAATTAAGGCATATTGTTCACCTGTTACAAAGGAAGGGCGGTCGCTATTAATTACACTGTTAGAGTTAAACTGGTTAGCTACAATAGGGAGTGTATTAGTAGTGAAAACAATTCCATTAACAGGAGACCATGTATCAATAGTGCTTAGTTCTTGAGAGATTTCAATAAACTGATTACTGTAAGAATAGGTTACTGCTGTTGTTGGTGTAAGAGTATATACGCCACTAACTAAAAATCCAGAACCAAAATTGTAAGAGCTAAATAAGGTCTTCTGTATAGTTGGACCTGGTGTTATTAATGGGTATCCTCTAGAGTTTATATTTAACACATAGAACTTTTCCTTTGTCCCTGTTGTAGTCGTTAATATTGTTTCTGTTGCTGGGAAGCTATTAAATAAAGCATATAATGAAGGACTTAGAGCTACTTTGAATTGTAAAGGAGGAACTGTACCAAGTGTTCCAACAGAACCTGACCAAGTAATTGGTGGAACAGCCCAATTAGATAACGATTCGTTATAACAATGATTTACATATAAATTGGCTTTTAAAGTACTACTATCCCAATCTAAAAATGGCGGTGTTGGAAAGGATTTAAATGCCGCATCATAAAATAAAGCAGGAACAGGAGATGATGCAGCTGAAACAAAAGACGTATATAAATAATTATAGTTAGCTATTGCTGCCGTTTGTAAAGCTGTATTAACAAGTCCTATAAAATAGTCGTAGCTATTACACCAATAATATGGATTTTCTACTGTATTTTTTCCAGTTAGTGTTGACATACTAGGGGCTGTATATATCGGGTTTGGTACCCATGTGACATTAACAACTGAAGCTTTATTTTTATTAGCATCAGGCACTTGAATTGCTTGTGAGGAACTTGCATTTGTTGTCATAATAGCAACTTTATGCACTGTCTTATTAACATCTGATTGTGTTATATCAGGTTCTACAACAATAGTTGGTAAGTTATAACTATCAATCTGGAAACGGGTTACGCTCATATTATACTCACCTGTATTATTAATAACAGGACTATCACGGGTTTCAACAAAATTAACATCAACATCGGGGCCAGTAGTGTTATTATATACATTAGACTGTTGTAGATCTAAGTAGACATAGTCGGGATTTTGTGCTTTGTAAAATGCGTTAGTCTGTGACATTATTATAATATTATAAAATATTAAAATAATATGAAAATTTCAAAGTTGCGCTCAAAGGTTGAACTTTTTCTTAAAGGCTTTAATAGCATCATTAATATCTGGTTCAGACCATAAAATATGTTTTGATAATGAGCCTGGTGTTATTGGATTATCCCAGTTTTCACGAATAGCATGGCGCTTTAAGTAATTCGCTTTTTTCAAATCATCTGCCCCTTCTGCATAAGTTTGTGAAGTTGCAGATCCAAAGTGGACATTACGAGACCTTCCATCTACTTCAAAAAGTGCTACAAATTTTTTATCTGGTTTCCATGACTTGACAATATTAATGAGTTTAATAGTTGTCATATATAATAATATAAGAAAATAAGTTTAAGCGCTTTTCTTGGAAATTATTTTAGACTCTCAATTTTGAAACTTTCAAAGTTTTAAAATATAATATTATATATTATAAGAATGAACTTTGAAGATATAGGTGCGCCACTTGTTAAAGTTGTTTTTGATAAATATCCTAAGAAAAATAAAGTTATTAGTGTAGACTCTACTAATAGTAGTGTGCGAGAGATTATATCTGAGTATAAGTGTTTACCAGCAGAGTCTATTCAACAAATTCCTAATAAGAAAGCAGAACGGCAGATATTGTATATTACTGGTGCTTCGGGTAGTGGTAAGTCATATTATACTATGAACTATGTTAATGAGTATAAGAGGATGTATCCTAAAAATGAGTTATTTCTATTGTCATCAGTTGAACCCGATGGGAGTGCAATTGATAAGATTAAAGGGCTTAAACGGTTTAAGTTAGATGAAGCATTTATCAAAGAACAATTTACTATTAACGATTTCAAAGACTGCCTTATTGTTATGGATGATTGTGATTGTATTAGCTCTAAGGTTTTGAAAATGAAAATTAAACATATATTAGATATGGTGCTTGACACTGGTAGGCATACGAACACTTCCATGATTTATACATCCCATATTGCTAATGCAGGTATGGAAACTAAACATATTTTATCAGAGGCTCATTCTATCACAATCTTTCCTAAAACTTTAGGAGGACGAGCAATGAAGTACTTATTAGACAATTACTTAGGTTTAGACAAACAACAAATTAAGAAGTTAAAAAAATTAAACTCTAGATGGGTTACTATCATAAAATCTTATCCCATGATTGTAATCGGAGAGAAACAAGCATTTATGCTAAACAATGATGAAGATGATTAATCGGAAAACGGATTCCACGGATCTTTCTTCTTCCAAAAGGCTTCAACCCATGCCTTTAGTTCTTCTTGGGCTTTACTATCAATATTATTCTCCCGTTGTTCTTTCTTTTGTTTAAGAATTTCCTTTCTATTTTTCTCATAATATGCTCTATTGTATTCTTTAGACTTCTGCTTCTTTTCTTCTGGTTGGGTTTCCATATAATATATACTATATAATATAGTTTATATTATAATTTTTTGTTTAATTTTAAAATACATTTAATTAACTTCTAAAGCTTTTAAATTGATTAAACACACTTTTGGCTTTTGTGCCTGTCGTTCCTTATACCTCTCATTTTGCATATGACGTAATACTTTATAATTTGGTGTACTCCTATATTCAATACGCTTTTGCACGATCCGCTCCTTATTTGCTTCATAGTAGTCCTTATGATATTGTTTGATTTCATCTGGTGTCTTTTTAGGTCGTCCTGGTGGCTTTGGAACATAGTCAGTATTTAGGGGTGCTTTTAATGGTCTACCTTTCTTTTTAGGGACTTTTGCAGGGACGCCCCCGCACGGCGTATTTGGCTCAACTGCAGGGACGCCCCCGCACGGCGTATTTGGCCCAACCTTTCCTAAAGGTTGGTCTAAAGGTTGTTCTAAAGGTTGGTTTTCAACAATTGGCGCTAAAGGTTCGGACATTTGTTTATACTATATATATATATTAAATTCTTTTTAAGTAGTTTATTTAGGAATATTTAGGAGTTTAATTAAAATAGTATTTAATATATGTTTAAAAAAATTGATTTAAAAATAAAATATAATATTATATTATATAAAAATGTCTGTTGTCCTAAATGAACGAATCAATAAAACTCATGCACTCTACCTACTTGAGACTTTCAAGATGGAGGATTTTATTCTTATCTACAATGGTAAGAAATGCGAAGCCAAGAAGGAATATGATAAAATTATCAAGTATTTAAATATGAAAGTTAATGACACTATTAATTATGTTAAATATAGCTATTTAGATAAGAGAAATAATGGACGCTTATTTGGTAAGGACAGCATTCAGGGGCTTAAACGAGAGATCAGAGCCTTTTTATGTGACGGGCTTACATCAGATATTGATATGGTGAATGCTCATCCAAGTATACTATTACAATTATGCAAAAAATATACTTATCATTGTCCTAATTTAATCCTTTATATTAATGAGCGTAAAAAGTGTCTACATTCACTTATGAGTGATGATAATATATCGTATGAAGAAGCTAAAACAAAGGTATTAGCATCTACTAATGATAATAAGAAGATTAAAACAGAATCGGCATTTCTAAAGGCTTATGATAAGGAAATGAAGGAAATACAACAAAAATTTATAACCAATACGGATTTTGCTTATGTAAAAGAATATGCTAAAAAAGAAACTAATTTTGAGGGTTCATTTATTAACCATATATTATGCATTAATGAAGAAGATATATTACAAGCTATGAGAACATTTTGCGAGATTAATGGGTTAGAAATGCATAGTCTTATGTTTGATGGATTAATGGTTTATGGAACTATTAATGAATCCACATTAAAACAAATGGAGGATTATATCCATAAAAAAACTGATTTTGTGGATATGCAATTAAGTATTAAGGAACATGTCACAAGCTTAGAACTACCTGCTAACTTTAAACCAAAAGAAAGAACAATTTATGAAGATGTTAGAACTGAATTTGAGAGATTTAATTGTAAAGTTGGTGCTGAATTTGTATGTGATATTCATAATGATTTCAATATTTATAGTGATCATCAATTTAAAGTCTTACATAATGAACTTACTTTTATTGATAAAGATGGAAAAGAGGTTAAATTTATTCCTAAATGGTATGATGATAAAGACAAGAGAAAATATGATAAATATGATAGTTTTCCTAAAGATGAGTTATGTCCTGATTATGTATATAATATGTGGGAGAAGTTTCCTGTTCAGCTTATGCCTCCTGCTAATAATGATAAAAGTAAGACGGGATTAGAGTGGTTTTTAAATCATATTGATGTTATGGTAGACTATAATAAGATTCATGCTGACTTTGTTAAGATGTGGATTGCGCAAATGTTTCAATATCCAGAAAATAAAAGCATCCATTTAATCTTTATCGGATTAGAAGGCTCAGGCAAAGGCACTTTTGTGAAATTTTTTGAAACTATTATGGGCGGATCTCATAGATGCTGGGAATGCACTAATCCACAAGAACATATTTTTGGAAAATTTAATGATATGATGAAAAAGGCGTTTTTAGTTGTATTAAATGAAGCCAACAAAAGCGGAACATTTCATGCTAACGATAGAATGAAAGCACTTGTAAGTGATCCTACTATTGATATTCAACCTAAAGGAAAAACATCGTATACAATGAGGTCTTGTCATAGATGGATGAGTTTTAGTAATAACCCTGACCCTAATCATAAATTAAAAAGGAGAGATTTAACATTTAGGATGAGTGATGATAAAATTAATAATGTGTCATATTTTAATGAGGGTAATGAATATGCTAAAAGTATAGAAGTTGCTAAAGCTATTTATGACTATTTTATGGCTTATGAAACTAAGCCAAAAATTGTTGAAAGTGATATTCCAGAAGGACAATATGATAATATGCTTAAGGAAACACAAAAAGATCCTATTATGGAATTTTTAGAAGAAACGGTTTATGCTGGAACAGGTATTAGACATGTTCCAATAAATACTTTATATGAGAGTTATTTGGATTTTTGCAAACGGAATCATATTTCTTGGACTAAGGATAAAGGTTCATTTAGTACACGATTAGGGATGAAAAGAAGAAATGGATTGAGTAGTGGTCCTAAATGGATTGAAGGAAGGAAACAAAATACATGGACTTTTGACTTTACTTTATTGAAGCCCCAGTTTGTTGATGAAAATATTGAAACTATTTATGATAGTGATGATGAGTGAGTTTGACAGGTTTTATTATGGATGGGTGTCATTTTCTTCTATTTTTTTAACTTCTATTCCTTCCACCTTCTACCCTTCTACCCTTATTTTATCTTATTAAAATAAAATAAAATAAAAAATATAAAATAGAAAAAAAAATTCTTTTATAAGGAAGAGTAAAAATAAGGATGGAAGGTAGAAGGAAGGAAGGGGGTGGAAGGGCACCCATCCATAAACTACTGCAATTAAAATAAAATTGAAAACTACTTAAAGACTTAACTACTATTATATTAACAACTATGACTACAACTATTGATGCATTAGTTGATAAAATTATTGTTAATAAATATTATGAAGTATGGAAAAAACACCCCAAATTTAACAAGCAAGAAAGTTTTTGGTGTCAGTTCTATGACCTATATATAGCTGATGAGGTTGAAGGTCGTTTAATTAATTCTAATGGTACTGGTTTATCATTCAGTCCTGAAAAAAACCTTTTCACAGAAGAACAAATGAACTCTATAGGCTGGGAAGAACGATTTGAAATTATCCACTTTGTAGCAAAGGAAATGCGTAATGATTATTATTCTTATGAAGATCAATTTCAAAATGCTATTATATCAAAAAATTGGAAATATATATTTACTACATACTCACAATATTATGCATCTTATCATTTTAGCTCTTGTTCTAGCTTAAAATATTCATTCTTTGATATGGTACTAAAAGACTTTAAGTTAAAAACCGCTATTGCTAAAGTTAAACGCAACAAACTATACATATTAGGACTGTCTATGAAACTATCCATGCGTGACTGCGGTATAATATTAGCAAAATAAAATTGAAAACTACTTAAAGAATTAACTTCTATTTATAATAGTTATGGATTTAGTAAATAAAAGTGACATCTGGAAAGTCAAACGTATACACTCTAACCTATTAGCAGAGCAAGATGAAACCCTGTTAAAAAAGTCATCAGTTAATGAAGACACTAATTTCGGCTTACATATCGCATTAACTACTAAACTCAAAGTAATTGAATTATCATTAGAAATATTTAACTACTTCAAAACAAATAAATTACTCATACCAAACGATGAAGACCGTGTCAAACTATTTATGCAAACAAAACTACTAATTAGAAGGATCAAGATTCATCTAGGTCAGATTAAGAAGTTAAACCCCAATGACTATAAACATAACTCCGAATATTATTCAACATATATTAAAATCATCTATAATTATATCCTTTTCGGTAAATACAATAGCAAATGAACTTAAAGGCGCTGAAAGGTCAGCGCACCACCTTTTAGAAGTTAATGATTAACTACTTAACGAAGTTGCGCTTGTAGGGCGCTCCCTACATTTAACAAAATTTATATTATAATTTTCTTATTATAATATAAATGTCTTCTAATGACTGGTCAACAAGTATAGAAGATGTACTACAAAATATTCGTGCAAATTGTGTAATGCTTAGCAAGTTACATAAAAATCGATATTTTTTATTAAAAAGCAGATTAGTTTGGTATAGAATTCCATTAATTATATTAAATGGTTTCAATTCTATAATCAGTATTGGATTACAACCATATGCAAACCAAGGAGTAATAAGTATAACCAATTCATTAATATCATTAACATGTGGAATAGTGGGTAGTATTGAACTATTTTTTAGCATTCAAAAACGAATGGAAAATGATATGATAAGTCAACGGGACTATTATTTATTAGCAATTGATATTTTTAAAACACTATCATTAGATAGAGAATTAAGACCATTACCTGCTAAAGATTTCCTTGAAAAGTCATATAATACATACACTAAACTAATAGAAAGCTCATCAATATTAGCAAAAGTAAAAGGAGATGAACTTATCCCTATTAATCTCTCAAATGAAGATATAGTATTAACACCTTTACCAAGTGGAAGATTTGAAACAACAACTACAGACTAACGTGGGCTCTTGCGCCCACACGGCGCATAAAGGGTGTATGAGGGATTAATCCCTCAACTTCTACATATAGGACATTTATTTATTCTCATTAAACAAAAGCTATGAAATCCATGCCCACATGAAAGCAACGCATAGCAATGTTTACAATCTATTTTATCCATACATATAGAACATTCTAATTCTGTACCATTTTTTAAATGCTGTTCATATACAAAGTCACGAAGGAAGCTTTTACATATAGTATTTTGTTGGTCATTCATTTTTTGACTTGGGGGCATTTATAATATATATTATATAATATATTATAAAAATAGTTAAAGAACGCCTTGAAAAAATACTAAATATTATTATCTGTTAGTAATACATAATAATGCCTAAGCCTAAGAAGCCTAAGAAACCTAAAAAAGAAGGAGGGATGTATCGTCTGGGAAGTCAAATTGGATTATATGTTACAGGACAATCCCCCACTATGCGTCCACCATCAAGCGCAAGCTTGCAAAGACCTGGATTACAAGACCCAACTGATGTATTTCAAACTGATATAGCCTCTCCTGCTTATCAAAGTGAGCAAATTGAATATGAAAATGCTAAAAAAACGGATGCTGCAGTGCGTAAAAAAGCACGTGAGGATATGTTAGCGCGAATTAATAATCGTCGTTCTGGTTCAGGTCGTCCTATTACTCAATTAGATACTGGTCCGCTTACTGGTTCTGGTATGAGTGCACCATTACTAAAGGAATTTATTGACCTTTCCTATCGTGGAAATACATCTATAGCGCCTGCTGGTTATGATATAGATTCACCCCTATCAGATTCACGTGTGAAAGTGTATGCTAAAAAAGGTTCTAATGATAAAGACATAGTAGTTACTCATCGTGGATCTGTAGGGCTTAATGACTGGATGGACAATGCCTCATACATGTTTCGTGGAAAAGTTAAGGGAACTTCCACATATAATTTACATCGTGAAAGACATAAACGGGCTGTTGATAAATATGGCGCATCTAATATCACCGCAATCGGTCATAGCCGTGCGGGACTTTATTTACAAGAGCTTCAAAAAGAGTTTCCTATTAAGGAAAATATCACATATAATAAAGCTTCTGGCTTCCACGATATAGGCAGACAAAATGATCCTAACCAAACAGATGTTCGTGTAGGAAATGATGTTGTAAGTTTATTAGCTCCATTACAGAGAAGAAATAATGCTATAGTTAATATTTCAGGAACTAAAAACCCATTTGATTTTAATGCGGCACATCAAACTGGAGAGATTAATAAAGTAGGAGATCAGTTTATAGGTAAGAAGGAAGGAGGTTTCACTAATAAACAACTAAACAAAATTATTCTTGATAAAAATAAGGTAATTGGAGATTTAGAAGAAACCGCTTACAAAAAGAAAAGAGGACGCCCACGCAAAGAAGGAGGTTTCACTAATAAACAACTAACCAAAATTATTCTTGATAAAAATGAAGTAATTGGAGATTTAGAAGAAACCGCTTACAAAAAGAAAAGAGGACGTCCACGCAAAGAAGGAGGTTTCACTAATAAACAACTAACCAAAATTATTCTTGATAAAAATGAAGTAATTGGAGATTTAGAAGAAACCGCTTACAAAGGAAGTGGTACTCTTCCCGTTATCTCCTCTGTTGAAGGTATTAAACGCCTAATAGCAACAGAACAAGCCCGTCTTCGTAAGATTAAGAAAGGCTATAAATATGAAAGCCCAACTATGTCACAAGATAAAATAGAAGAAAAAATAGCTCGTCTTAAGGAGAGGTTAAAATCTGCAAAAGCAAATAAAGGACATGCTGATGTGTCATATTTTATTCCTAAGTCTATTAAATGGTTAAAAATTATGGCTGATGAAACACGTGTCGGGAGTGATGCTTATAATAAAGAACTTTTGGAAGCTGTTAAAAAGCTATTGGCTGAGCTTAGTGGAAAGAAGCCAACGGCAGCCAATAAGAAGAAGACAGCAACACTAGAAGAAGACCAAGCTGAGTTAGAAAAAATTATTGGTAAAAAGAAAAAGGGTTACTCCAAGAAAACCCCTGATGATAATAAACCAGCACCAGTAATAATTCCACCATCAAGCCTTACAAATGAAAGGGCTAATATTAGAGCAGCCGTTGAGCGTGGACGCACTTATAATAAAATCATTGATGATAAACAACAAGAAGATTTTAAAGTAATATTAAAAGCCATGGTTCCAGATCCACCTGCACAGCGTACAAAAGAAGATGACCGCAAAGAACGAGCACGAGAGGCAGCGCGAAGGCAACGAGAGCGGGATAAACCATCTGGCTTTACACAAGCACAAGAATATAATAAAGCTACTAAACAACGCCAAACAAAAGCAAAAGAATATGGTATTCCAACAAGGGAATATACCGCATCGTTAAAACGTGAAGCACAACTAAAAAAAATAGAAGAAGGTTTAGAAGATGAAGACAAGAAAAAAGCAATTAGGGAGGAACGAAATAAACTAAAAGCCAGATATACTTATTTAGATGAAATCATGAACTCTGATAATACAGATGCAAATAGAGCCAATACAGCCTCTATGGGTGAACAACCAGTAGTAGTAGAAGCAGAAGTAGAACTACCTATTGCTCCTTTAGCTGGTTCAGGAATGTGTGGAGGAAGTTTAGGGTATTCTGGAAAAGACCCTAAATTTGTTATAAGTGGAAAAAATGAAGAATATAAATTATTATATTAAATTCTAAAAAAATAAATACTTTAAATATTTTTTAATTTAAAGCAGAAAAATTATAATATGTTATATATATAAAATATGGAAGCCACTCAGCCAACTCAGCCAACTCAGCCAACTGAACCCACCCCGAAAGCCTATAAAAAGAGAGAAACATCAATAACACCTATACCTGATGGTGTGATTTATAAATTAGAATCTGTTTTAGCGAAACTTGTTTATTATGGAAGCTCTGAAAATATTGATAAACGAATGGCTCATCATAGACTGGCTTATGAACGTTTTAAAACTGGTAACTGTAATAATAGATGTGTTTATAAAGTAATGGAACAACCTGATTGTAAACTTACAATTTTAGAACGGAAACCTTTTGATAATGCAATAGAACTACAAAAACGAGAGTCTTACTATATTAGCACATTTCCTTGTGTTAATGAGCGTTCTTCATTTGGTGTAGTAAAAAGTAAAAATCCCAAAATTAATCTTAAAGAGCCACAAACAAAAGAACAAATCTATAAACAAAAATATAATGCAGAATATAGGAAACGTCCTGAAGTTATAGAAAGGGAAAGGGCAAGAATTAAAAATCCAGAATATAAAAAGCAACTATATGATCAACATAACAATTATAAACGAATAATATATGCAAGAAAAAAAATAGAAAAGGAGGAAAAAAATCTAAATACCAATTTGGAAAATTAAAAAATTTATTTTATAATTAGATTATATAAAATAAATATGACAAAAGACCCAACACTTGAAACAATTTTAGAAAATAAGAAATTAGCCCCGAGTTCCATGAAATTATATAATGCTAACTTTATGAAATTAAATGATGGAAAACCTGTATTAACTTTCAAGTATCTTACTGATATTCCAACTATTATTGATAAAATTAAGGACTATAAACCAAATACTCAAAGGAACTATTTAATTGCTATTACTTCATTAATGGGGGATTTATCCAAAAATAACCCTAAAAAATATGCACGTGCTTATAAGGACTATTCAGCACTATTAGATAAATATAATACTGAACTTAAAGACCAAACAGCGAAGACAGACACAGAAAAAGATAATTGGTTAACTCCTGAAAAGAAAGCAGAAGTAATTAGTTCATGTGAAGCTATACTTCCTGAAGTTGCTAAAAAGCGCAAGATTACTGAAAATCAATATAATCGTTTATTAGAATGTGTTGTGTTAAGCCTATATACTAAAGTTCCACCTCGTCGTAATCAAGATTATCAGTTTATGAGAGTAGTAAATTCTTATAATCCTGAACTTCCAAATGAAATCAACTATTTAGACCTACAAAACAAAAAATTTATTTTTAATAAATATAAGACACAAGGTGCTTATAAACAGCAAGTTCAAGAAATTCCAGAAGACCTATTTGATATTTTAAAATTATACTTAAAGCTCAAGCCAAAAGTTAGCACAAATGATTTTATTACAGATTATGAAGGAAGTCCATTTATACAGATCAACTCTATTACGAGAATTCTAAATAAAATATTTGATGCTAAAGTCGGGGCTAGTATGCTCAGAAAGTTATATTTGAGTGACAAATACTCTAAGGTAATGGAAGACCTAAAAGCTGATACAACAGCGATGGGTACAAGTGTAGATACTGCTAAAAATAATTATATTAAAGACACAGCTTAATTATTACTTCTTATATAGATTGTGTTGCTTGACATATTTGGATGCATCGGTAAGTTTAAGACCTTTCTCCTGCATAATTTGCCTGACAATAGCAGCACGAGCATTCTGTGCTTTACCGAAGCCAAGCATACCAAGAACTTGCGCAGCAGGAGGACCAATAACAGGAATGTAGCTTACAGCCATTTTAACAGCCTGTTTTCCAAGTTTTTGGACGGCTGGATCATTTAATACAGCCATAACACGAGGGTCTTGTAGAGCTTTTGTAACACGTTCTACGTTTCTGCGTCCCCAAGCATTCATCTGAACACCTGCATTTTTAAACGCGGCTTCTGTATCACGACCGAATTTATTAAAGTTAACTTCATTCTGTTTTCCCCACGCATTCATGTCCTCCCATACACCTTCGCCTTCCATAGTAATTTTGCGAGGACGACCGCGACCACCTGATACTTTACCGAATCCAAGCAGTCCAAGAACTTGCGCAGCAGGAGGACCAATAACAGGAATGTAGCTTACAGCCATTTTAACAGCCTGTTTTCCAAGTTTCTGGACGGCTGGATCATTTAGCACAGCCATAACACGAGGGTCTTGTAGAGCTTTTGTAACACGTTCTACGTTTCTACGTCCCCAAGCATTCATTTGAACACCAGCATTCTTGAAGGCGGCTTCTGTATCACGACCGAATTTATTAAAGTTAACCTCATTCTGTTTTCCCCACGCATTCATGTCTTCCCATACACCCTCACCTTCCATAGCACCTTTGCGAGGGCGACCACGACCACGTCCGCTTCCTTTCTTAGTTAATTGAGTTTTAGCAAAGTCAACAGCTTGCATACCAAGGTTTTTAGCTTGTTCTTGAACTGCTGGATCATTAACAAGTGCTAAGACACGCGGATCTTTTGATAGAGCAATAGCTTTTTGTTCATTCTTCTTTCCCCATTTATTCATATCCTCCCATACACCCTCCCCTTCAAGTTGCGCTGATTTTCCTCTGGTTTTAGATCTATCAATTGCTTTTTGTTCAACGGCATTATAAACGGGATAGGTAGCAGAATTTCCATTCATTACATATTTTCCTGATTTAGCTTGGTGAGCATCAATCATACCAGGTGGACGCATCATTGGTTGGGATTCATCTACTGCTAACATTCTATTACTTCCACCAACGAGACGAACATCAGTATAATGTCCGTGTTCTCTGTTACGAACAACAGGTGGTCGCGCCTGATGGAAAATTAAAGGTTCGCAACTTGGATTTTTCATATTATTGTAGTGTTCTATTACATCTTCTACTTTCTGCGAAATAGCAAACGAATTCGGATTGTAGTTGCGCGCAGCCATTTGTTATATAAATATATATAATAAAATAAATAAATAATATTTTCAAGATGAAATTAACTTGAAAAAACCATTTTTTTTTTATATAATAATATTATATAGTATGCCTCAAATACCAAGTTATGGATATGACGAAACAACAGAAGGAGAACTTAATAGCGCAAAACGTCGTGTTATTGGTTATATGGATTCTACACATCAACGCCTTACTGAGTATCCTGAAAAAGACCCAACCAATGGACGTGCAACCATTGAATTAGCAAACCTTACTGATAATGTATATTTAGCTATTAAATCTATTGATATATTAGATTCTTATATTAGAACTGATACAACTATTATAGACATGCTTGATAAGCCACAACAAGCATCTGAAATTAAAAAAACAGCAAAAGAACTTATAAGTGTAAATAATACATTACGAAAAATTAACGCCTCATATAATAAACTACGTCCTAATGTTAATTATATTGAGTTAAGTGTTTGGACGGATTTTACCTCTTCAGTAGATTTACTGCGAAGAGCATCATATAAATTCTATAGTTTTATGGATAAATTAATACGTGAAGAAAAGAAAATTCGTGGAGAAGATTATGATCCTCCACCAATATTTGATGGAGGCGACGAGGATGAAGCACCACCAGACGAAGAACCAATACCAGAAGAACCAACAGATGCACTAGCACCAGAGGAAACACTATTACCTCCACCAGAACCAGAAGAACCCCCTCCTAGTCTACTTCAACCTTCGCCACCTGCTGAAGGTGGTCCTTCTCGTCCCCCTCGTCGCCTTCGTCCACCTTCAGCAACGCCTGAATTAGGACTAATGCAACCAACACCACCAACATCAGGATTAGCACCACCACCAATTTCAGGATTAGTTCCAGCACCACCAGAACTTTCACAACAAGATTCAAATGTAGCACGTAGAAAATATAAGACAAGGGTTAGAAAACTTGCTAAAGATGCTGGATTACCTATTGAAGAAAGAGACGATATTGTACAAGATGCTGAGGCATTTGAACAACGAGAAGGTAGATTTGCTAATGATGATGAAATACGGGTTCTAATAGATACTCATATTAATCAAACAGGTCCAAGACCACCAACAGCAGAAACAATAGGGATGGATATAATGATACCACAAGATACTGAAGCTTTAATAGCTGAGGTTAGTAGAACAGTAGCACAATTAACAAATCAAACTATGATAACCGTGCTTAATAGACGAGTTAAGGCGATTGAGGAAGAAGGCAGAGTAGGCTCAGTAAAAAAATCTAATATACAAAATTTAAGAAAAGCTCTTGCTATTGCAAGACATCCAGTTGTTACAGTGAACAAACGGGATATTGATAAAATACCAGAGGATATTAAGGCTGAGTATAAAACACTTGATAGAACATATAGAGATAGCAGAGATAAATTAGAACCAAACATGCATTATGGTAAACGCGCTAAATTTGTTGAGTTCTTAAAGGCTAATAATATTCCTTATTTTGAGAGTAGTGTTTTAGGTCGCATACAAGCTTTTGAAACTCCTATGGCTGCTCCTTTCCCTGCTCCTCCTCCACCCGCTGGGAAGCGTCCAGTCCTCCCACCTATTGGAAAAATTTAAATTTTTATAATATAATATATTATTATAAGTATGAATCCTGACCCAGACTCGGTTCCATTAACAGAAGCTCTTAGTGCGATGGCTGAAGAGATTTTTTCAATTGATAAAACATTAGGAACACAGTTTAGGGTGTTTAAATCATCGGTTAGTGAAATTTATAAAAATGTTCAAACAGATAAACAATCATTCAATTCTTCCAGAGCGCAACAGATGCCTACATCAGATGGTTTAACACTTTCTCTTGATAAAGAAGCACTTGATATAACAGGTGGTAATATGTATTATGGGCATAAACGAGGAAGCAGTAGGTCTATGAAGTCATACCATGATGCTGATTTTAGATTTGCTACTAAACATGGAATTGCAAAATATATTTGAAACTTTCAATAAAAAAAAATAAAACTAATATATAGAAATGTCTACAGTTGATTATATAATTACTTTAGTATATAATATTATGGATATAGCTGGTAATACATTCTTTTTAGATCATATAAATGCAACAAATCCAACATCATCCACAGATATATCAGACCTTACTAATCCCTATTCTATTCATATTGGGAGTTAAATATCTCAACAATTATAGTGGTATATGGATGGGTGTCCTTCCACCCCTTCCTTCCTTCTACCTTCCATCTTATTCCATACTCTTCCTTATAA